AAAAAGATATAAAGCAAAAAGGATTAACTGAAATTCAATGGAAGAAATCTATTCAAGAAATACTCAATACATATGGATTAATTAAAATTAAAGCAAGTAAGGATAATAAAGAGAAATATAATATTGCTGATGATATTAGTTATCAATCTTCAATTATAGTTAAAGCAATCTAGTGAAAATAGTCGTGCAGATACTGAAAAGGGTAACTAATAAATAATATATTATTCTATCAGTTACCCTTTAAACGATTCTGCCCTATTCTACGTGCTTTTACAACATAAATGAAAATCTAAAACAAGAGAGGAAGTATCATTATGAAAAATAATAGACTAGAAAATATACAGAAACAATTAAACAAAATCAAAGGTAAAATTGACATTATTCTGCCAATGGAAATATTAATATCAATCCTATTTTTCACAACTGTAATAATTAACATGAAGTGATAGATGTAAATAAATTGAAAATCTAAATATTGAAAGAGGTACATTATGATAAACACTAACAATAACTTAAATATGGTAATTGCAGAAATGGATGCTATAAAAGATAATATGCTATACGGAAAAGTATGTGATATATCTAAAAAGCAAGCACTTATGCAGGAACAGTTAAACAGAATTGAAAGCAAGCTTGATATTATTCTCAAGATGTTAGGAGAAACCAATGGCTAATAACAGAGGAAAAATTGACGGATTTGGAGCAGGTAAAAGCACTTCACAGGAGCAGAGTATTATTCAAAAAATAAAAGAACTGGTTAAAACAGATGCTAAAGTGTATTTTATATTATGGAAATTTGCCCCTCAACTTTTACCTAATTCAAATTTAAAATCATTTGATGAATTGAAAAATAATTATAAAACCTTTACAGAGGGTATGACAGAGCAGAACTGTAATAACTGGCTAACTGAACAGAATGTGCAAACTGCTATTAAGTGGCTTTTAAATAGATTACATCAAGCCAAAATGATTGAACTGTATAATTTATATTTTGATAAGGCTAAGGAAGATACTCAAGCATTTAAAGCCTTTATTGAATTTTCAGAAAAGTTCTTTGCGGAGCAGAAAGACAGTGAATTATTAGGAATATTACAAGGAATTAAAGATGATGAAATAGAATAGCGTATAACGCTCTACGAGGCTTATACAGACACTTTAGAGAGTTGTATGTTAAATTATAAGGGTAAAATTAAGGCTTTAAATTTGCGTGTATTTTGCATAAATTTCAATGATATGAAAGGGGGTTAAAATGACTGTACAGGATAAACTAAAAAAAATAATTGCAAGTCCTATTCTTTACATAGAAAATTTTATGAATGTTGTTGATAAAAACGGCAATGTGGTTAAGTTCAAACTTAATCCACAGCAAAAACAGATGCTTCAAGATATGGATAAATACAATATTGTGCTTAAATCAAGACAGTTAGGAATAACTACCCTTTCATGTGCTTATTCAATTTATCTTGCTTCAACTAATCCTAACACTACCTGCCTTTTAGTATCCTATTCAATTGATAGTGCTACTTCAATTTTTGAAAAATTAAAACAAATATATAATGAATTACCCAGAGCATTGCAGATTGAACTTATTGCCAATAACAAAAAAGAACTTAAATTTGTAAACGGCAGTAGAATTATTTGTGCTACCTGCGGAAGTAAAGATGTTGCAAGAGGTTTAACAATCCGCTTTGCCCATTTATCAGAAGTCGCTTTCATGAAAGATAATGTTGATAAGCAATTACTGGCTATTGAACAAGCTTTAACACCTAATGGAAAAATCATTCTTGAATCAACGGCTAACGGTTTGAATTACTTTTCTGAAATGTGGAATAAGTCAGAGCGTAAAGATAATATGTACAAGCCTTTTTTCTTTAGTTGGATTAATGATAAGATTATGTTTGCAGATGAATACAAGTCTTTTTGTGAGCGTTATATTAATCTCAAAGGTGTATTACCCACTAAGGAAGATTTAGACGGTGCAGAACTTGATTTATTCAATCAAGGGGCAACCATAGAGCAGTTAGTTTGGAGAAGAATGAAAATTGCCAACAGCAGTGAAAACTCATTTGCACAGGAATTTCCTTCTAATCCGATTGAAGCATTTATAACTACTGGCAACAACATATTTAATCCTCAACTTATACATGAACGCTTGAATTACATACATGAGGTTAAGACGGTAAATAAGCCGAATAATCTTCCTACAAGCCTTAAAGCGTGGTTTAATCGTGGTTTGGATATATGGAAAACACCTTTAAGCGGACTGAAATATTATATCGGTGTAGATACTGGCGAAGGGTTAGGACAAGACTTTTCTGCTATACAGGTTTTATCTTCTGACGGTGAGCAGGTTGCAGAATTTAAGAGTAATAATATTAAGCCTTTTCAATTTGCCGAGTTGGTAAATGATATAGGTATCTATTATAACAAGGCTTTGCTTGTCATAGAAAAAGCAAGTGCAGGGCATACAGTAGTCGATAAGCTAAAAAACGATTATCAGTATTCCAATATGTACAAGTACAAGGAATATGATGCAAGGGGCAATGCTAAAAAGAAAGTTGGTTTTGTTACCAATAGCAAAACTAAGCCTATTATGATAAATGATTTTGTAGAACTATTTGAAACTAATCAACTGGTTATAAACTCCAAAGACTTATTATCTGAAATGAAAATATTCAGTTTTAAAGATGGGAAAATGGGAGCAATTCAAGGAAACCATGACGATTTAGTAATCAGTTTTGCACTGGCTATTGTTGGTATTAAGTCAGGAGTAAATTATATATAAAGGAGGAAACAATTTGAAAAGTATAAAAAATAATTACTGGTTTTGTGATGAAATAGATAAAACCGAGCATATGAAAAGAATTTCTAATGTACTGGATATAAAACAATACTTACTAAGGCTTCACAGCGTTCTTCAAAGAAAAGATTTTATGTTCAAAGAGGAAACTTTCAGAACGGCTAAGATAGTTTTGAATACGCTTAAATCCATCTTGAATTTCCATGTGTCTTATGTTGTGGGTAATCCTATTTCAATCACAGGCAAGCAGGATATTGTAAGCACATATAATAAAATTTACCGCAAAGGAATGTATAACAAGACAGATTATGAGGTTGCGAATGACTTATATAAATACGGCAATGCGTTTGAATATGTATATCTTAAAGACGGTATTATAAAATCAAAACTTATTGCTAATGAGGACAGTTATCCAGTATATGATGACAATTTCAATTATATTGCATTTGTGGAGCATTGGGAAGATATAACTACTTCTGTCAGCAATTATATTGTGTATTATCCAGACCATGTAGAGGTATATGAGGACAGTACATTAACAGACCAGTATACCAATTTAAGCGGACTGCCTATTCATTATGCTATGATGGATAAATCTGACTATAATCATTTCGGTGATAGTATGCTTAATGATTTAATACCTATCATGAATCAGATTGAAGGACTATTATCCAAGCTTGATGATGCTATTACTACTTTGTCTTTAAATCCGTTAGGAATAAGCATAGGACAGAGAATTACCGATAGTATTCCGAAAGATATTGTAGGTGCTACATTGTCGCTTGAAGATGGCGGTGATTTTAAATATGTCAATGCTACTATGGATTACAGTAATATAAAATTGCTACTTGATAGCCTTACACAGCAGTTATATGCAGTAGCAGGAGTTCCTGCAAGCGTTATAGGACAAAGCAATATTGCTAATGTATCAGAGGTTAGCTTGAAATTATTATTCAGCCAAACTGATAATAAAGCAAAACAAACTATACAAGTCCTTAAAGAGGGCATATTCAAGCGGTTTCAGTATATTAACAAGCTATTGAAATTAAGCGGTAAAGCCTTCAGTGAAGATGATATGGATAGTTTAGATATTGGATTTAACGTAAACAGACCAGTTGATACCCAGAGCCTTATGAATGAACTGAAAACTCAACATGATATGGGTGCTATTTCAATTGAATCTATCATTGACTTATCGCCTTATTCTATGGATACACCGCTTGAATTGCAGAGGATTAAGGCAGAGCAGGGTATGGAAATATTTCCACAAGGTAATACAGAAGAAACTACTGTTGAGTAATAAATTTTATTAATGATATTGAGCAGGTGCATGAAATTTCGTGTACCCTGCTCTTTTTATTTGAAAATCATATATGAAAGGAAAATCGAATGAACGAAAATCAAATTTTTAAAGACTATCCAGATGTGGTTAGTATTGAGCAGTTAATGAAAATGTTGGGTGTTGGTAAGAATAAAGCATATGAACTTGTTAATAGCGGTACGATTAAAAGTATTCGAATAGGAACAAAACATAAAATCCCAAAAGTTAGAATTATAGAATTTTTAATGCAATCAGCGTAAAAACACTATTCAAATACCAATTACTATGATATAATAATTATGTCAATAGTAAGCGGTTATTATTATGGAGGAATTATAATGACTGGCTCACTACAAATAAAAAATGGATACTTCTATGCAGTTTTAAATTTTAAAGACAAGGAGGGTAAGCGTAAACAGAAATGGGTTGCAACTGAACTTCAAGAGCGTGGCAATAAGCGTAAGGCAGAGCAGGTATTAAAAGACCTTATTGCAGAGTATGAAGGTTTAGATTATATTGAACCGTCAAAGAAATTATTTTGTGATTTCTTAAAAGAATGGGTTGAAATGGATAAACACAATGTACAGGTTACAACCTATGACGGTTATGTGCATATGCTTAATAAACACATTTATCCGTACTTTAAAGAAAAGGGAATTATGCTTTCAAAAATTAAGCCTATGGATATTCAGAAATATTATTCTGTAAAGCTTGATGAAGGACTTTCTCCTAACACTGTAATTAAACATCATGGTATTATTAGAACGTCATTGCAGTATGCGGTGAAAACTAATCTGATAAAAGAGAATATTGCAGATTTAGTTGATAAGCCTAAAAAAGAACGTTATTACGCTTCACATTATAATCTTGATGAACTCAATAAACTCTTTACAGTTGCTAAAGGTACAACGATAGAACCATGTATTATTATTGCAAGCTTTTTCGGATTAAGACGTTCAGAAGTCTTAGGTGTAAAATGGGAATCTATTGACTTTGAAAACAAGCTTATAAAGATTTGTAATAAAGTTGTACGAGGAAAAGACAAAAATGGTAAATTAACCTCTATTGAACTTGATAAAATGAAGTCAGAAACAAGCTTCCGTACATTACCATTATGCGATACAATGTTAGAATATTTTAAAAAAGTGTTAGAACAACAGAAAAATAACGCTGAAATAATGGGTAATTCTTATATCCATAAGTATGATAATTATATATGTGTCAATGCTATGGGTGATTTAATTAAACCCGACTATGTATCTGATACATTTAATACTTTGCTTAAAAAGAATGGGTTAAGACATATCCGCTATCACGATTTGAGGCACTCATGTGCTAGTCTACTTGTATCTTTAGGATTTAATCTTGTTGAGATTCAACAATGGCTAGGACACGCTGATTTCCGCATTACAGCCAATACATACAGCCATGTGGATATGAAAGAAAAATTTAAAATGGTTGATACTCTTGAAAAAAATCTAACGCTTTGATTTGTTAGAAAAACACGTTTGTTAGAAAAGTGTTAGAAAAATAGTGTTTTCAAGCAAAAAAATAAACCGCTTGAATTACCTCAAACGGCTTATCTACGTTGGTTGCGGAGGCAGGATTTGAACCTACGACCTTCGGGTTATGAGGGCAATCTGTCATTGATTATTGATACTCTTCTCGTATTATTTTACATTATGCTTTACTGCCTAAATGACGTATTTATGTGCTTTTATTGTTAATTTCCAGATAAATCAAGTAAAGTCAAGATTCTTTTTCTGCACGTTTTGTGTTAATTGGTTAGAAAAAATGTTAGAAGAAACCGTTTGCTATTGACACCAATTTTATATATTAAATTGACTTCATTGTAATATTCAATGCAGTGAATTTAGTATGTATAAAAATATATGTGTTTGTATCTGTCAGATATATTTAAATATTATTTATCGTGCAAAGCAACTATATTAATAGCGTAATCTGATGAATATAAAAGCGGTTGTAAACTATATGATGTTATTTAGCTTATAATTCATGTATAAATTTTCACAGTGTTTAGCTTAAAAATGTATCGTTGATTATATTATATAGGACTTAATACTAAGCTTAAACTATGAATTGTTATATAATACCATAAATTACCACCTGCTCATCTAATATCGGACTAGCAGATATTTAAGAAGCTATAGGAAACTATATGGCTTTTATTTTTTATGTTGTAATGTAAAATTAGACTACACTCTAGCTTTACATTAAAAACTGCTTAAAAACAGCAAACTTTATGTAAAAATAGAATTGCTTTTATGTTTATTTTACACATTGTAACTAAAGTGCTTGACATATACATTACATTATGCTATAATAAAGATAACAAATAAAACATATGAAAGGGTGTTATCTTATGGCAAATATAGCCTATGTAAGAGTATCAACAGTAGAGCAGAATGAAGCAAGACAGTTAGAAGGATTGCAGAAGTATAGTATTGATAAATGGTTCACCGAGAAAGTATCGGCTAAAGATACTAACCGCCCACAGTTCAAGGCTATGCTTGACTATGCCAGAGATGGTGACACAATTTATATACATGACTTCTCAAGGCTTGCAAGAAGCACAAAGGACTTATTGAGTATAGTTGAGCAGTTATCTGCTAAAGGTATTCACCTTGTAAGCAATAAGGAAAACCTTGATAGTTCTACACCTACAGGAAAATTAATGCTTACTATGATAGGTGCAATCAATGAATTTGAGCGTACTAACCTGCTTGAAAGACAGCGTGAAGGTATAGCAATAGCAAAGCGTGAGGGTAAATTTAAAGGAAGACAGGTTAAGGCAATAGAAAACTTTGGTTCTTACTATGATAAGTACAAGAGCAGGGAGCTTAACAAGGTACAACTTGCTAAGGAATTGAATGTGTCAAGACCGACATTAGATAGATTAATTAAAGAATTTGAGAATAAGGACTTGCATTGAGCAGGTCTTTATTTTTGTTTTTGTTAGTATTTTTGTAATTATTGTAGATTTTTTATAATTATATTTGTACAATATGCACATATATGCAAGCAAATTTTGATGATGCCTCCCCCTTTTTACCAACGGAAAAGATAGTTAATCCACATTTTTTCTGCC